GTGAAAACACAGGAGGAACGCCGTATAGGTTCCCATTACGCTTTCGCCAAGGAGTATTTCTCCCAGGTGGAATCTGCCTTCACAGGAGACGACACGGCTGCAGGAGTGGCGGTCGGTAATGCGTTCTCGGGGGAAAAGTACAGATATTACGCGAGTAGGTGGGGCTATACTTTAACGCCAGCAGACAAGGCATCTGAAACGATTGAATTTACGCACATTTCCAAACTTGTATATCTTAAGAGGCGTTTTATATACAGGGATGGAAAGTGGTTTGCGCCTTTGGAACTTACTAGCATATACAAAGCATTAGCTTACTATGCCGGTGAGGAACTTAAAGGAACGATGAATGATGTGCGCAATCGTTCAGTCTTTCTTGGGGCCCAAAGGGAGTTCTTTCTTCATGGACGTGAGGCTTTTGTTGCCTTCCAGACGAGAATCCGGTGCAAGTTTCCGGGGAAATTTCCAAAGGGCGACTATTTAGATTACGATTCATTGATGGAGGATTTTGAGGCTGGCGTCTTTACGGTTTGGGAACTGAGCTCAGCACTTGGAGCTCGTTCTCTTGGAGAACTCCGCATAGTAGATGTGGAGTTGCAGGTGCAAGCGGGTTGTCTGGATGTGCCCGAATTGAGTATCCAGGTTGAGCGAAGAATTGATCAACGCACTGTGCTACGAGTGTGGACCGCATTTCTTATGTTCTTATTGATTGTAGCAATCACAACTGGAATGTGGATTGAAAGAGCCCATTTCCAGAAATTTTCTTTCGCTCAAGCAAGCGTTAATTACAATACTACAAGCACTGACCAGGATGGTACTCAACCTATTCAAACTGTGAATGCCGTTGAATTTGAACAAGTCAAGGAGACAGCCGGAGTTTTTGGATTGCGAAAAGTGAATCATGAGGCGAGTTTGAGTAACTTTTGGAAACGTGACCGTTTGTTGACAGAGTTTAGTGCCAGCACCGGTTTCGTTTCTTTGGAGGTATTTGAGACTTGGCGAAACATTGCAGATGTTGATGGATTGATTTCCTCCTGGGGATTATTTCGTGGTAATGCGCGTTTAACCATTTCTATAACAGGTTCTGCCCAAGCCATGGGCAAAATCCGTTTAGTTGCGTACCCTACGAAAATCCAGACACCTTACGAAGCAG